ACCGCAGAGCAAATAAAGTTGTTTGTACAGCAGACCGAAAAATTCATCTACAACATGTATATGTTCCCAGCGCTACGTAAAAATATGACGGGTGATATAACGTCTGGACTGCAGTATTTAACAGTGCCTATTGATTTCATATGGACATATTCACTAGCGGTTATTGACGCTAGCAACAACTACACGTTCCTAATAAATAAAGACGTAAACTTCATACGTGAAGCGTACCCCAACAACAATTCTGTAGCTACGCCCAAACACTACGCGCTGTTCGATAAAGACTCCATAATACTAGGCCCGACGCCCGACGCGACGTATAAGGTAGAGCTCCACTACGGATACTATCCAGAATCTATTGTAACCGCTAATACTACTTGGCTTGGTGATACTTTTGATAACGCACTGTTAAACGGCTCTATGGTAGAAGCGGCGCGGTTTAACAAACTAGAAGAAGATGTAGTGGCGAACTACCAAAAAATGTTCGAGCAGTCCATGAAGTTGCTTGGCAATCTAACTACTGGACGTTTACGGTCCGACACTTATCGTTCTGGCCAAGCCAGACAACCTGCTAATTAGGAGATACACACATGGCTATTACACAAGCATTATGCTCATCATTTAAACTAGAAATGCTCAAAGGCGAAGTAGATTTTAGTTCGGACACTAGTAAGGTTTATAAAATAGCCTTATATACGTCTAGCGCTGACCTCGATGCCGCCACAACTACTTACACTACTACTGGTGAAGCATCAGGCACAGGATACACGGCAGGTGGTAATACATTAGTGATAGTAGCTCCAGTACTATCAGGTACTACTGCGTTTGTAGATTTCGATAATACGATATGGTCAACGACCACTATCACCTCTCGCGGGGCGCTTATATATGAAGCAAACGGCACTACTAACCCTTCCGTAGCGGTTCTTGATTTTGGCGAAAACAAAACGTCAACTGCGGGTAACTTTGAGATTCAGTTCCCAGCAGCAGATGCCACTAACGCCATCGTACGCGTAGTGTAACACTGATATGACGGGTTGGGGCTCGGGCGCGTGGGGACAATACACTTGGGCGGGCTTCAAGGGAGAAACGGTATCTGTAACAGGAGTACAGGCGGGTAGCGAATTAGGTACTACTACCGTACTTGCAGGGACTGGCGTTATTGTACCTGTAGTAGGTTTCCAGACCACTTCAGTAGTAGGCACAGTTGTAGTGTCAGCGAGCGCCATAGCATCTCCTACGGGAGTGCAGACTAGCGTCGTGTTAGGCAGTGTCACGGTATTTGAAGGCACGGGCGTTATAGTCCCCGTAACAGGTTTACAGGCTAGTGCAGTTGTTGATACAGTAAGTGTAACGGGCGGGGCAAACGTACCTGTAACAGGTATCCAAGCTAACACAGTAGTCGGGGAAATTACCGTAGTTATCCCTGTAATCGTTACGGGTGTGCAAGCTGACGCGGTTGTTGGTGAAGTGGCTGTAGTAATCAGTGTAGCTTTCCCAGTAACAGGTGTAGAAGCAAACCCAGCGCTTGGCGAAGTAAGTATAGTTACAGGTACAGGCGTAATAGTTACGGCCACTGGTACGCAGACTATAGTAGTTTTAGGCGTTGCTAATGTAACCGCAGGCGCTTTAGTTACAGTAAGTGGGGTGACGACCGTTGCATTGGTCGGCAGCGTCAATGTATGGGGTACTATCCCTACAGCGCAAATACCCGACTGGCAATTAATAACAGATGTCCAAGTACCCGCTTGGGAAGATATACCAACATGAGGCTAAACTAATGGCAACGCAATACACAGACATATTAAAACTAGCGCTACCCGTACAAGGTGAACTTACCGGTACATGGGGAGATACCGTTAACGACGAGATTACCAGTATGGTAGAACAGGCCATTGCAGGCAGAACTACTGTAACTTCGTGGACAGCTAACTCACACACGTTGACCGTGATAGAGGGCGCCACTTCAGAATCACGCGCAGCCATACTAAACATAACGGACCCATCAACCTCGCTTACTGGTGCAGGCACAGTAATATGCCCCACGCAAAGTAAGATATATATAGTTGAGAACAACACCGTACGCACTATAACCGTGAAAACTAGCGCAGGTACTGGCATCAGCATACCTAGCGGACTAACAGGTTTAATATTCTGCGACGGGACTAACGTAGAAGACGGACTAACATACTTACCCTATGACAACTCATCCAGCGGACTAACCGCTACCAACGTACAAGCAGCCATTGACGAGCTAGACACCGCAGTTGATTTAAACACCGCATCTCGAACAGCATTAGGCACACCAGCAACAACAGGTATTGCCCTGCTTAACGATGAGACTGCTAATGATGCACGTACCACACTAGGTTTAGGCACAGCCGCAGTTGTTGACGCTAGTGCATATGGTGCATCACTTATTGACGATGCAGATGCAACCGCAGCACGTACCACACTAGGCATTTCCACCTTTGGTTCGTCACTTATTGACGATGCAGATGCAAGCGCAGCACGTACCACACTAGGTTTAGGCACAGCCGCAGTTGTTGACGCTAGTGCATATGGCGCTTCACTTATTGATGATGCAGATGCAAGCGCAGCACGTACCACACTAGGTTTAGGCACAGCCGCAGTTAAAGACGTCGATAATATGGGTAGTCTCGGCTTTGCTAGCGGCACAGAGGGAAATCCATCTATTGCAAGGACTAACAATGCTGAAACAGGTATATTTTTCCCTAATAATGATCAGATTGGGTTTTCTACTTCTGGCGTTGAAAAGATGCGAATTTTATCCAATGGTAATATTGATATAAAATCAACTCAAGAAACAGCACTTACAATTAGAAACCTTGCCCTTAATGCATCCAGTAATTCTGGAACAACAAGTATTAAGCTGGGCGATTCAAGCAATAGTACAAAGATGATTTCGCGCGAGAAAAATGCAACAAACATATCTTCCATAAATCTATTCGGAGAATTTGGATTTGGTACTTCCGTAAAAGTTTATTCGGGTTCTAACGACAGCTCCACTTTCTTTACTAGCGGCACTCAAAGACTGCAAATAACTTTTAATGGCGCTTTAATATTAGCAGGCTCTACTGCACAAAAAGCAAGTGGAACAACTTGGTCTAACCCATCCGATATACGCTTAAAGAAAAATATCACTGATTATGGTAAAGGCATAGCCGAACTAATGCAGATTAGGGTGTGCGAATGGGAATTTAACGGCTTGGCGGGGACTGAATTAGGACTTTACGGTATAGGAGTTATAGCTGACGAAGCGGAAGAAGTGCTACCAAAAACCGTAGATACTTACGAAGCAAAACTAAACGAAGATGATGAAGAAGTTAGCGACATTAAAAAGTTTGACGCAACTGAAATTACTTGGTTGCTTGTTAATTCTGTAAAACAACATCAACTCGTTATTGAGCAACTAACCGCAAGACTAGAAGCACTAGAAGGCGCGTAACATGGAATATTTACAATACATACCACTATTAGTAATGATTTGTTCAATCATAGCCGCAGCAACCCCAACGCCTAAAGATGATGCGTGGATTGCTAAAATGTATCAAATAATCGACCTGTTCGCGTTGAACATTGGCAGAGCTAAGGATAAGTAATCATGGATGACTTGCATTTAGTTCGGATTGAGAAAAAGCTAGACGACTTAGCCAAGGCGATTATTGACATTGCCCGCGCTGATGAGAGGATAAAAGCAACCAACAGTAGGCTAGATGGGGTAGAAACCCGCGTAGCTATTACTGAAAAGGAACTAGCTGACATCGCAATACTAGCACGTAAAAACTCAGGTATCGCGGCTTTTGCAGACAAGGCTTTTTGGCTAGTTATTGGCGGTTTAGGTGTACTTGCTGCTTCTTTTATAAAGAGTGACTAATGATTTCCACTAAAAACTTTAACCCAAAGACCGACCCTAAGTTACTATGCACATGTGGCCATGCTAAGTGTGACAAGCGTAGTGTTAATCAGTTTACACTCGATATGCTACAAGCAGTACGTAATGACTACGGCAAGGTTATGATAATTACATCGGGTGGGCGCTGTGAAAACCATCCGAACGAGGTTACGAAATCTAAAGCTGGCGACCACCAAAGGCAATATGCGGTCGATGTGTTTTATGATAACGAGTTAGACCGAAACAAACTTATGACGCTCGCTGGTCGTCATGGTGCAACACGTGTAGCTGGCTCTGAAAGGCTTAAATTCGTACATCTTGCATGGACACCGACGAGCGACAAAAGCGTCCCGACGTGGAGTTATTGATATGAATTGGAAAGATATACAAAGTGTAGTAGGTAAAGCAGCTCCATTTATCGGCACTGCGCTAGGCGGTCCTGCAGGTGGTGCGATGGGAAGTATGCTTGCTAACGTGTTAGGAGTAGAGCCTACTCCACAAGCTATATCTGAAGAGTTACGAAATAACCCCGAAGCACTAATTAAGCTTAAACAATTTGAGCTTGAGAACGAACAACAAATTAGAGAGATGGCGTTTAAAACACTAGACGTTGAACTCAAAGATAAACAAAGCGCACGAGACGCACACAAAGAAAGTAGAATGCCTGCGGCTATATGCGTAGCACTCACAGCGATGGTGCTACTTGGCGGTTATGCAATATTTGCAACTGAGATACCAAGCGCTAACGAAACATTGGCAAATCTTCTATTTGGTGCTTTAATTGCAAAGTGGGGCGACAGTATCGCGTATTGGGTAGGCACTACACGCAGTAGTTCTGATAAGAGCAAATTGCTCGGCCCACGGTAACTAACTTAGATAGGGATAGTACATGCCGCTCAGAAAACTTACATTCAAGCCGGGGGTAAACCGAGAGGTAACCCGTTATGCTAACGAAGCTGGCTGGTATGAATCAGATAAAGTGCGTTTCAGAGAAGGCCTACCTGAGAAAATAGGTGGGTGGAGGCGTATGTCTGCTAATAGGTTCTTAGGAATATGCCGCTCGTTAAACCAGTGGGCTACTATAGCAGGTACACCCATAGTGGGTGTAGGCACACATCTAAAGTTTTACATAGAGTCAGGCGCCCAATATTTCGACATAACCCCGATACGATTAACCTCAAGCGCGGGAGATGTTACGTTCACTGCTGTAGATGGAGCCACCCTACTCACAGTAATAGATGCGGACCATGGGGCTAAAGTAAACGACTTTGTAACCTTTTCTGGCGCTGACTCGTTAGGCGGTAATGTTACGGCAGGTGTGCTGAACAAAGAATACCAGATTACCAATATAGTGAGTGATGGTACTTACCAAGTTATCTTAAATATACCCGCAACTTCTTCTGATTCAGGCGACGGTGGTACGGCAACAATAGGCGCATACCAAGAAAATACAGGTTCCGAGATAGTGACCGCCATAACGGGGTGGGGAGCAGGTGCTTGGAGTGCAGGTACATGGAGTAATGGTGTAAGCTCACTGGAAGCTATCCGTATCTGGAACCAGACAAACTTTGGTGAAGACTTAGTATACGGCCCTGTAGGTGGTGGGTTGTTTTATTGGGATGCGACTACTGGGTTTACTACTCGTGGCACGGCGGTCTCTTCTCTACCTGATGCGTCTGACGTACCCACAGTTCAAAATTATATGCTTAGTTCCGATGTATTCCGATTCTTGTTTTGTTTTGGTACTAACCTCCTAGGTAGCAATGTTATTGACCCTATGCTTATCAGGTGGAGCGACCAAGAAGACGTTACCATGTGGACCCCAGAGCCTACAAACCAAGCAGGTAGCATACGCCTGTCAATCGGTGCTGAAATAGTAACAGCTATTCAAGCTCGCCAAGAGGTACTCGTATGGACCGATGCCGCGCTATATTCGCTACAATACGTAGGCACACCAGCGGTGTGGGGGGTCACGCTAGTAGGCAACAACACGTCAATAGCCTCTAGGATGAGTAGGACATTTGCTAACGGTGTATGTTATTGGATGGGTAAAGACGGCTTCTACCAATACGACGGGCGGGTACAGTCACTACGGTGCGACCTAAAAAGGTTTGTGTTTGACGACATAAACCGGCAGCAATACGAGCAAGTATTTGCCAGTACCGTTGAAGCGTTCAACGAGGTGTGGTTTTTCTACTGCTCCAAGAACTCTACAGTGTGCGATAGATATGTGATATTTAACTATGTCGAAGGTATATGGGCTTACGGCAGTTTGCGCCGCAGTGCTTGGATAGATTCTGGACTAAATGATTACCCGATTGCGGCTACTTACAGCAACAACCTAGTAGAGCATGAGAATGGGGTTGACGACAACGAGACGAATGTAATGCTGCCTATAAAGGCGTTTATCCAGTCGGGTGAGTTTGACCTAGAAGACGGTGACCGAGTTATGTTCGTGTGGAGGTGCTTACCCGATATGAATTTTTCAGGCTCTACATCTACTGACCCAAGCGTAGACATGACGTTTTTGCCACGATATAGCTCAGGGGCGCCATACAATGACCCGTTATCAGAAGGTGGGCTTAGCAGTCAGTCAGTAACCCGCACAACAACTGTGCCCGTAGAGCAGTATACCGCACAGATAGATATTCGAGTGCGTGGCAGGCAGATGGCAATACGGATTGAGTCAGAAGAGCTTGGTAATCGCTGGCAATTCGGTACACCTCGCATAGAGATGCGTCAAGATGG